CACATGCGGGTAAAGGCAATCCAATGACAAACCAATTTTGTGCGAGCAGAAAGGGTGCTGGTTTGTCAAAGTGTCCAGTGGATTGTTGTGCTGGTGGGTGTCCGGGTCAGGTAAAGGGTATAGGTCCAAGACAACCATTTCGTATTATAAAAGAACCAGAGCCTATAAAAGAAAAAACTGACGAAATTAACGAATTAGACATTATACCAATCGCGTTGGTAACACTTGTAGTCTTGTTTCTGGTTTATGCTACTTAAAGATTAACTCCATAAGAAATGTATAAGATGTCTCTGGAAACTATTCAATCCGAACTTACCGCCCTCCGCTCTGAGGTCAAGGCCCTCACCAAGCTCGTACGCAAGGTCAAAAACACGCAGGAAGACCCGGACGGTGAGAAGGCTAAGGCTCGCGCCGCGAACAATGGATTCAACCGAAAACAGGAAGTAACGCCTAAGTTGCGCGGGTTCTTGGGTCTTGCCGAAGGCGAACTCATTTCCCGATCCGAGGTCACCAAGGCGATTAATAAGTATATCACTGAAAAGGGACTCAAGCACCCAGAAAACGGCCGCCAACTCATCCTCGACGACAAGTTGAAGGATCTTTTGCAGCCACCAGCGGATGTAACTGTAACCTACCTTAACCTCCAAAAGTACCTCTCTCCACATTACGTGAAAAAAGCTTAAAAAAATAACACAACTAAATAATATGAACTTCAATCAACAGGATATTGAAAATCTGGTTGGCACAAAGATAAAAAATCTATCTTTCTACCAACGCGCTTTTACTCATAAATCCGCCCTCAAAGAATATGAACAATGTAAAGAGTCATTTGAAACCCTTGAGTTTATGGGTGATTCTGTATTAGGTTTTATAATTACAAAATTCCTCTTCGATCGTTTCGAATCACGGCAAGAAGGTTTCCTTACAAAAGCTAGAACAAAACTTGTTCGTAGTGAAACTTTAGCTGATATTGCATTAAAATTGGGTCTCAATAAGTTGGTTCTTATGGATGAGAAGGGTATCCGGAATGGTTGGAATAACAACCCAAAGATTCTAGAAGATGTATTTGAAGCCCTTGTGGGTGCGATTTATATGGATCTCGGCCTTCTTCATGCAAAAGAGTTTGTGCTCAGGATTTACAACGACTCAAAATACGTGGATTTGAAATGTATTATGATTGATGATAACTATAAGGATCATCTAATGAAATACTGTCAGATCACGAACGCCCCTTTACCAGATTATAGGGTCATGGGTCATCACGAAGGTGATTTCTATATTGATGCGTATATAAATGGTGAATTTGCGGGGCGGGGACAGGCTAAAAGTAAAAAGCAGGCTGAACAATTAGCTGCTCGTGCATTCTTTGAACAGCTTAAAAATTACAATCCATAATAAATTAAATCAGGATGCATCCTAATGTTAAAAGGTTGCTTGACAAGGAGTATGATGAACAGAGATCAGAAGCATGGCTGAAACTCCGTGGAAACATGCTCACTGCAAGTGATGCAGCGTCGGCTATTGGTACAAACTCATATCAGACACCCGACGACCTTCTTCTCAAAAAATGTGGACTCGGTGAAAAATTTACTGGGAACGAAGCAACTGAATGGGGTACCAAGATGGAACCAGTTGCGATCGAAATGTTTGAAGAACAATCTGGTGAAAAGGTGAATGAACTTGGATTAATTCCACATCCAGAACATTCGTGGCTGGGTGGATCGCCAGATGGACTTACAGATTCAAACTGTTTGGTTGAAATTAAATGCCCTATGCGTCGTAAGATCATACCGGGTCAAGTACCTCTGCATTACCAAGCTCAAATTCAACTATGCATGGAGATAATGGATGTGGAGAGCTGTTTTTTTGTCCAATACGCACCAATTGAAATTTCCTGGCCCAACGAAGCTGTGTTTGATGTTACTGTTGTTCCTCGTGATAGAGAATGGTTTGCGAAATACCTTCCAGTCATGAAAGCGTTCTGGGACAAAGTCCTCTACTTTAGGGAACACATAGATGAGTTACCTAAACCAAAGGAAAAGAAAAAGCGAAAGAAAAAGGAAGTTCCGCCCCCCACGTGCCAGGTTCAAGCACTTTCAGAGGAGGATGTATATAATGACTATTAGGCTCCCTTGTCAAAATTAGCTATCGCTTCGGTCAATAGGGTCGATAGTTCCGTGAGCTGTTTTATATTTTCGTCGTTTGTTTTTTCCAGGGTTTGTATAAGAAGGTCCGTTCTTCTGTGACTGGATTCTATATACCAAAGTGCCCTGTGTTTTGTTATTTCTTTTGTATGTTCCGCGAATGAATATTTTTCTGCGAGACGAACTCGGAGTTCGGTGTTCCTTTTATGTAAACGTTCGCATTCATCACGCAGTAATTTTAAATATTTTTTGGATTTTCCAGACGTCTTTATCGAACTTGCGACCGTTACTGGTTTAAAATTTTGTTGTTTCAGCCATCGCGGGCTTGGTCTAATCATTTTAGTTATTCAAACTTGGATCGTGGTCTTTAATGTATTTATTGATCATTTCAAGTCTGTCGTTATATTTTGCAACTGAATCAAGTTCTATTTCGATGGCTTCCATTACATCGGAATGTTCGCCAATACCCACAGGGTTTGATAGATATATTTCTACATTAGCGCGATGTTTGGCAATCATGCCTTGTGCGTGGGCCTTTAAACATTCAATAATCGTATCTCTAGACATTCTTGAATAACATGATTTCTATCTTTTAAGTAGATCACCTAAGTCATTCAGATCTATGTAAAAAAATAAACCCAAATGACTATTGAACAGCAATACAACCTTGCAAAGGACAACTTCAATGGTAGGCTATTTGCACCCTATCAACGCGAAGGTGTCCTTTGGATGCTCACTATGGAAAATCAATTATCTGGTCCCAAAGGTGGATTTCTCTGCGATGAAATGGGACTAGGAAAAAGTGCGCAATTAATTGCCACGATGCTTGGAAACCCCAAAAAGAGTACTCTACTTGTCGTACCCAAGTCTATTATCACACAGTGGGCGAATGAAATTAAGAAATTTGCTCCTAAACTTTCCGTACATCTCTTTGATGGACCGAAGAGATACCTTAAGGAGGCGGATGTCGTCATTACCCCATATTCCCTCCTTTCAACTATAGAAGATACCCCTATTCATATGAATGTATGGGATAGGGTGATTTTGGACGAAGCTCATGAGATTCGCAACAAAAGTTCCAAGTTGTTCAAGAGTGTATGTAGGCTCAAGACTAGTATCAGATGGATCGTGACCGGTACTCCCGTGTTTAACTCTATGAAAGACTTTGTATCTCTTTGTGCGTTCCTTGGGATTGAAAAATCCCTCGTTCAAGGAATGACTAACAAGATCCACGATATCTACATTCTTCGTCGCACAAAGGATGATCTGGCAAAGATAAACAGTAGATTGGAACTTCCTCCGTGTCACTTTGAAAATGTTGAACTTGATATGTTTCATGACGAGAGACAACTCTACGAGTTTGTGTTTCAGGGTGCACAAGGTATAATCAAAGATGCATTCAAGCATGCTGTCAGTCTCAATTCAAAAAATATGCTCATTTTGGAATGTCTTCTTAGAGCGCGTCAGTGTTGTATTCTTCCACAAATGTACCTGGATGGTATTGCCAAACAGAATGGAACACAACCAGAACAGTGGATTGGGAGATCCAATAAAATGGAGACCCTCTTTCGTATGATTAAATCACACCCACATGAAAAGACCCTCGTTTTCTGTCAATTCAGGGGTGAAATGGACTACATTCAGAAGAATATGGAACGCCCCACTTTTCGTATTGACGGTTCGGTACCAAAGGATGAGCGTGATAATCAGGTCAATTTGTTCAAAAATGCGCCACCGGGTGCGGTATTCATCATTCAAATCAAATCAGGTGGCCAAGGTCTCAATCTTCAAGAGGCGACGCGCGTGTATATCACGGGTCCTTCGTGGAATCCTGCCACCGAGCTACAAGCTGTTGGGCGTAGTCATCGAACGGGCCAGACGAAGATAGTATATGTCAAAAAGTTAATATACAAGGAAACGGATACATTTGTGAGCGTGGAGGAGGAAATGATGGCTCTTCAAGGTCACAAATCAATCGTGTGTTCAAAGGTTCTAAACGACGAAAGAATACAGAGACAGATCCCTGTGAAAAGAACTACAGAAAAAATTTCAATCTTGGATATCAAAAAAATATTCGCTTAATATATATAAAATGTCAGTCGGAAGCCGCGCCGAAGTATTCCATGGAACCGCGGATAGAACCTCAGGGGGTCTTGCCCAACGGGATTTGATGTTGGATCCAAATGATGGTCAGATTAAGTCTGTCCAAGCGCATAAGTCCGCCATTGCGCGAATGAAGAAGGAGGGAAAGAAGCACTTGACCAAGGCGTTCAAGCCAAAGAAGGGTAAGTTCGCCCTCCAACCAAAGGAAGGTACAGCCGCTTACAAAAAGAAGTTGAAGAAGATGGCGTAAAAATTTGTAGATGTACTATAAGAATGAGTCTCATTAAATGGGACGAGTCTGTTAAGTTGGCTAAGATCAAGTTAGGTTTGGACCCTAAGAGATTTACCAAGATTCAGGGTAAACTTCTTAAGGAGGCTCAAATCATATATCACCTTCTTTTATTGAATAAAAATAATGGCAACAAGTAAACCAGTTGATTAGATCTGGAACTGGAAACCCTTGAGATTTTGTGGTTCATATACCACCAATTGATTTAATTTCCAAGTACAACCGAACTTTCTGTTCAAGAAATACACACTATTGAGTTCAACAATAGAATGTCCACTATTTCTTGCATAGAGACCATTGGAGACTTCGGTCTTGATGGGGTTTTTATTCGCATCGTAGACCGCCGCCTTGATCATTTCATTATGGTCTATGTCAACCTTCACACGAAACTTTGGTTCACGGTCGGGATGTTCCTTAACATTTGAATTAAACATTGGAACAAGCTCGTCCTTGGTCATCTTCTTAGAAAAGATCTTTTCACTCTGCTCAACAACGGCATCGATGATTTTATTTTCAATTTCTCGTAAAGAGTCGTAGAACTTTTTAATATAACTTCCATCTTCGTCGTAACCCTTCATTGCAAAATCAATATTGTATTTTGTAGCTCCAACTTCTGGGGTGAATCCCGAAACACCGAAAGGCATGTATAACCGTGGGAATTGAATCCTCATGGGAATACCATCCTTCGTTGAGAGAACAATCTTTCGGTTGTTAAACTCGGAAATTTCCAAATTTTCGATAGCGTCGGTAATTTTGGACATTTTTCTAACTTATTAACCTATCAAAACTTTAAGCTGAGCACGCGACGCAGTCTGGTTCAAGACTGAACTGAATTGGTCGCGCCTTTGCCTTTGATCTCAGATAATACATCCCCGTTTTGAGTCCCTTCTTCCATGCATACATGTGCATGGACGACAACTTGGACAATGTGGGACTCTCCATGAAGAGGTTCATGCTTTGGCTTTGATCAATGAAACGGCCACGGTCCGCAGCCATATCGATAATATCCTTCATCTTGATTTCCCAAACTGTGCGGTACAGCTTCTTGATCTCATCTGGGATGTCCACAATATTCTGAATAGAACCACCAGCCTTCACCATTAAGTCCTTCATGTCCTTAGACCAAATACCAATCTTCTTGAGGTCTTCAACAAGATGACGATTCACAACCACAAACTCTCCCGCAAGGGTTCTTCGAAGGTAAATATTAGTTGTATATGGTTCAAAACATTCGTTATTTCCCAAAATCTGGGCGGTCGATGCGGTAGGCATTGGCGCCATCAAGAGACTGTTACGAAGACCATTTTTCTTGATGTGCTCTTTGAGGGAACCCCAGTCATACATACCACTTAACTTTGTGTCATCACCCCACATGTCAAATTGAAGCACCCCCTGTGACGCCGGAGAACCCTCGAAAGTTTCATATGAACCATCGATCTGCGCCAATTCACAGCTCGCTTCCAAGGCTGCGTGGTACATTGTCTCAAATATTCGCGAGTTAATCTCCTTGGCCTCGTCCGAATCAAACGCAACCCGATGTAAAATAAATACATCGGCGAGTCCTTGAACACCTAGACCAATAGGACGATGTCTCATGTTTGACTTTCTGGCAGTTTCGACAGGATAAAAATTACGATCAATAACTCTATTCAAGTTTTTGGTGACAATCTTTGTGACTTCATGAAGTTTTTGATAATCAAACGTGCGAGTCTCTTCATCGACGTATTTTGGAAGGGCGATCGACGCCAGATTGCAAACAGCTGTCTCATCCTTATCAGTATACTCTAAAATTTCTGTACACAAATTTGAACTCTTAATTACTCCCAAATTCTTTTGATTTGACTTTTTATTGCATGCATCCTTGTACAACATATATGGAGTACCAGTCTCCGTCTGTGACTTGAGAATAGCCTTCCAGACTTCCGTGGCTGGTACAGTCGCACTCGCTCTACCCTCCTCTTCATACTTGGTGAAGAGGGCTTCAAATTCTTCACCAACGGCGTCAGAAAGGCCAGGTGCCTTATCCGGACAGAATAGACTCCATTTACCACCCTCTTCCACTCTTTTCATGAATAGGTCTGGAATCCATAATGCGGAAAATAGGTCTCTACACCTCGCCTCTTCATCCCCCTGGTTGAGTCTCAATTCAAGAAATTCCATGATATCCGCATGCCATGGCTCTATGTACACGGCAATGCTACCCTTTCGGCGACCGGCCTGATTTACATAACGAGCTGTAGCGTTAAATACGCGAAGCATGGGAATAATGCCATCTGATTGACCATTTGTGCCTCTAATACGAGACTTATTGGCTCTCACGTCATGTATATGCATACCAATACCTCCAGCCCATTTGGAAATCTGCGCACATTCCGTCAAAGTTCCATATATACCATTAATTGAGTCTTCTTTATTTGCGATCAAAAAGCAACTGGACATCTGCGGTCTTGGTGTACCGGCGTTGAAGAGAGTTGGCGTTGCATGGATGAACAGACCCTGGGACATTTTATCGTAGGTTCCCAAAACAGATGAAATATCGTCACCATGGATACCGATAGCAACTCTCATAAACATATATTGTGGAGTTTCCATCAGAATGCCGTCAAGGCGCTGAAGATATGATTTTTCCAGGGTTTTGAGACCAAAATAACCAAAATCGTAGTCTCTTTTGGTATTGATGTCGTCTCTCACGCGTCCAGCGACGCGAGCAACTTCATCCGTGACAATCCCAGCCTTTGATAGTTTTTTCATAGAAATGTGGAAATTATTGGGACATACCTTTTGAATATTACTGGCGGTGATACGAGTTGCGAGTATTTCATAGTCTGGATCTACTGTAATCATACCGATACAAACTTCCGCTGAAAGGGTGTCAATTTCCTGGGCGGTAATGCCATCGTAAAGAGACGAGGCAACCTGCTGAGCAACTTTAGAAGAGTCACAATTTTCCGAGAGTCCATACGTTAGATTCTTGATCCTATTGGTGATGTTATCAAATCTCATATCCTCAATACGACCTGAGCGCTTAACGACTCTCATGTTTACTAATTAATATTCGTGTTTTATTTTTAACTTACTTCTTGCATTTATTAAGGTCACTACTTCGCACTGGAACTGGACCAGCAATTTCCTTGCTGCGACTCGTCTGAAGAAAATATGTGTTGTTGTGGAAGCGACCTTCCTTGCCTACTTCACTCACTGGAGCATATGATCCAACGAAGCAGGCTGGGGGTTTGCATGGAATTTGCTCAACGTTCTTAGGTTTGTTTTCGTAAACTTTGTCGAAGTCGGCGAAGTTCAACATTTAGTATTGACGGAGTTTTTTTTCCAGGGGTATATTAAATGTGTGATAACCTCCACCTCGACTCCCTCAAGCAGTGTGAGACTCCACTCAACACCCTGTACTTTTCCGAGTTTAACCAAAATCTTCTTCAGCGTGGAATTCGTCAAACATTCAAGAACAAGACTGGGATTGCAATCGATCGTCAAAACCCAGATGACTTGTATGGAATCATGCGCGTCGTGTTCATTAACAACGCGGGCAACCACCACTCTCATGTGAATCAACAAGTTCAAGAAATGAATGCACGTGTCATTCAAATGGCTTTAGGTCATATCCAAACTGGCGTTTCTCAATATATGTCGTATATTAAAGATATAGATACAATCAACGCCCCCCTGGATCTTCCCAAAAACACAAGTACATATGGCAACAAGGTTGATAAAAATAATAAGATCGGAATCAATTAAAGTTTTGCGTCGTTAACAAAATAAGATGAGCCTCAATTATTATAAATCAGAAACCGAAAAGGTGTGTAAATCCAAGGGGTGGGACCGTGCTGCAGTAGACACGGTCTGGCTTTTACTTACCGAAGAAGTCGGTGAACTTGCCTCAGCTATTCGCCAATATAAAAAGACATACAAGAAGACCGGTCTTAAGAAGGAAAGGGGTACAGATGTTATGATGGAGATGGGTGATGTATTTAGTTATCTATTTCAACTAGCTCACATGTTGGATGTTGATCTGGACAAAATGTGGGAGGAACATCGCACCAAAATGAAGACGAAAAAATATAATCTGACGTAAATATAACTATGAGTAAGTATATGCTCAATGATGAAGATGCTATAAATGATGTCAATCCATTTGTCACGCATGATTTCTCCCTTCCAGGGGGTGTGGGACAAACGGGAGATTTCGCAGATTTTTCTAAGACTCGTAAAGAGTCGGGTATTGAAGAACCATCTAAAAGCGTTTTTTGTGATTACGCTTTATGTAAAGGTGTCAACGATAGATGTCCTTTATCTAAACCATTGCACCCACGACGAAATATAGATCGGGGTTTCGTCGTTAAACGACCACTTGGTGATCTTATTAGAGTTGGTGTGGCAAATAAACCCCGGTTTTCCATTACCGGTTGGTTGATAATTCTCATATTCATTTTTACTATTCTATATTACATAAAACGTTAAAAAAGTACTCAAGTCTTGATTCTTCGGTTGTTCTTTGTATTAAATCGGCCAGTGTATCCTCACAAAACTTTCGGATAAACTCCCTTTGCCAAGCACTCTTAATATTAATCCAAGGTGGTTGGAATGTGGGATCAAGAATTTTACTCGCGTGGGCCGTGCGGATATATGTATGTATATCTCTTTTATCGGATAGGATGTTTTCAAGGGCCAATTCAGCCATTTTCTGGCGAACTTCAAGGGTCTTTTCGCACATCGTATCTAAGAATTTCTCATACGGAATGGATTGTGTTTTGGAAGTAATCTTAACCCAGTCAGCCAAGGGTTTTGTGTTAATGTAATCCCTATATGTATTGTAACCTTTACCCCTAACAAATCGTTCATGTTCAATCTCGACGTATTCTAAATCAGATTCAACATCATACACAGCTAGGGCCGATTTAATGAAGGATGACATCATTGATCAACACTCCACTTTAATCTCTAAGTATAGTATAAAAGATGTCCAAGATATCCAAGCGAGCTAAGATCATGGCCGTAGTTGGTGTCGTGGTAATGTGCTCTTCTTCTTCAGTCGCTGCCATGCTAATGGGAGGAGGGGATGATAAATCATCAACCCCAACCCGGGCAACCGGAGCAAAGGCGGCGGGATCCCCCAAGTCATCTCCAAAGTCATCTCCAAAGCCATCTCCAAAGCCATCTCCAAAGCCATCTCCAAAGCCATCTCCAAAGCCATCTCCAAAGCCGGCTCCAAAGCCAGCTCCAAAGCCATCTCCAAAGCCGGCTCCAAAGCCATCTCCAAAGCCGGCTCCAAGACCAGCCCCTAAATCTTATAAACTCATCAACAAACAAACCAAACCCAATCACTGGGGTGGAGGAAATAGTATATATTTAGATCGTCACACAGTTAATTGCGGCAATGATGGGTTGAATCAGTTTAGACTTCGTAGACCAAGAGGTAATCAAATTAATTACAAATACAAGTGTCTCGATGGTATAAACAACGGAACGTTTCACCATAAGAGAACCGGGGCTAATCACTGGGGTGGAGGTCATACCATATACTTGGACAGACACAATGTAGACTGCGGTAAAAATCCTCTGAGTAAGTTTAGACTTGTCAGACCAAGAGGTAATCAGATACGATACGATTATTCGTGTAACGCGAAAAAGGCGACTGGCAGTTGTCATAATAAGAATACCGGTTGGAATCAGGAACATCGAATGAGTATTTACCTTGATCGTCATGATGTTAAATGCGGCCGAAATGAAGTTATTACAGGATTCAAGCTTGTAAGAAACGGTCGAGCGTTTCGAGGACGGGGTAAATTTAGGTATAATTATAAGTGCTGTAAGATGTGAGTAAGCACCTAAGTCATCCAAACTCCCCCCAAAATCAATTAAAACTCAGGAACTGCTACACATAATGTATTCGGCTATTGCCAATAATAGTTTTTCATATCTTCTCACTCTTGATGAGTTTATGAAAGAACTTCCTGAGGAGATAAGACCTTCCTGGATAAAGATTACGACAATCACTATGGTCTCGAGCTTCATCCAGGATATTGATATTAAGAAACTTCGCAGTATTTTCGAAAAAATAGGTTCGTTCAAGTTGAGACGCGCAGGTACCGAAGGTGATTGTGGTTTTGAATGGAAGTTGAAACCCACAACCTTTTACAACCAGGTTACTCTCACATATCATGACAATTACAGTACCAAGTCTGTCAAGGTGTTCCCCAATGGATCTATTCAGGTTGCGGGATGTTGTGACCTCTTTGATTGTAAGAGAATCATCACTCAGTTGACCTACATCTTCAAGACCTTTCTGGGAATAGAAGTACAAGTACCAGTTGATTCTTTCAGGGTTGTCATGATTAACTCCAACTTCTCTCTCAACTACAATATCAATCTCATGCGTGTTTCCCAACACTTTGAGAATCATCCAGACATTTTCAAGGTCTCTTTTGAACCAGACAGATATTCCGCTGTTAAGATCAAATTTCGCCCATCCCAGGATATGAAGGAAATTACAACCAGTATCTTCTCAACAGGTAAGATTATCATCACTGGCGCCGAGACACTCAAGGAGATTGCATTTGCCTATAATATTATCAATCAGCACATCAACGAAGATTCTCAGATTCGTGTATCACCAACGGTGGAAAAGGATGTGTTTAATGTATTTTTGGGATACAAATGTGAATCCATGGTTGAACACTTGAAGGCAAAAGGTTTCACCTCGTGGCTTCACACGATTACGAACAGGAGATTAAATTTCTAAAACTATTGTAAATATGAGCAAAGTAGTTATTCTTGGTTTGGTCGCTTGTTCATCTTCGATGGCCGCCAGTGCCGCATTTGCAGTAATGAACCCAGGTGCGGTAGGTATGGCACCGCCTCCAAAATACAGGTATGTGAGAATTTCACGCAAAAAGGATGGTAATGATCATTGGATGAACATCGCTGAATGTGAAGTATTCGCGGGGGGTATAAATGTTGCTAAGGGTAAAACGGTTACACAAAGTTCTATATCACACCCCGGACGTTTTAATCCACCCATGCTTGTAGACGGAAATAAGGACAATTTTGTACATACCAATAACGGCGATTTTGAATGGTTCTTAATAGATCTTGGTGAAGAATATGAGATTGAAAAGGTTATAATTACAAACCGTCGTTCGTGTTGTAAACACCGTTTGAGAAACACTATAATAGAACTTTCAAAGACGGTCAACGGGAGTAATCCCGTTGACCCCAAGGGATCCAGGGCCATCACCAAAGATGAAGCTATAAAGGCAACGATTACATGGGATGTAAAAACTGATAAAATGACCAGTGCTTAGGTAAATTAATTTCTAGTTGTATTTTAATAAAGATGTCTCAACGACTTGGAATGTCAGACGGGCGATGTTTTACCATTCACTCCTCAGCCCAACTTACCAACAACTATTTGATGCAACAAAATGGTATCAAATTCGAAGACAATTATTCTTTCCGACAAGCCCTCCAAAAAAAGGGTCCAGAGTTTTTGTCCAAGCTCCAAGAACAATCCCGTTCTTCTTGTGACCCATGCAACAAATACACTGATATGTCAGCGACCTATTAGACAGTGTGATAAATCCCGATAAAAACTTTAAAACCATACTCTAGAATGTCACAATGTGCCATATGTCTCAATGAGGTAAGGTCAACAAGGACCAATATCCCTCTTCGGTGTGGACATATGTTTCATTCCCACTGTCTAGAGGAATGGAGAAATAAAGGTAAGAATACCTGTCCCGTATGTAGAAAAGTTTTTGACGTTTCGCAATTTAAGGTGACAGTGACGGTTCAGAACAATTACACAGAACAATCTAATACTGTGTTATTGGAGAATGAAGACGTTTTCAATTTAATGGATATATTTAATATTTCTTTTGATGTTGAAAATACGCTAGATCTAGAGAGCATTCTTGCGGACCTTGGGATGGGTCTTTCCGACCTTGATCCCCTTATCCTTGACGCAGAATGAGCTACAATATCGCTCATAGTTTAGACCAGGGTAGTTCCTATCCGCCTTTCGTGGGTCTTTAATTGCCTTGCCAGATGCATCAACCAGAAGCGGCCCCGTTGCCCACCCCCGCTTGTGGCTGAAAACATTGGCTCGGAAAGCTATTCTCTTATTTGGTGCAAACTTACCAGCGCGCTTTACACGAGAGAGTGGCACCTTGAAGAATTTCGCTACCGATTCCTGTGTATCACCGGGTTTAACACGATACTCCACGACCCTGTGTTGAACATAGAAGTGAAAGTCCCCTTGGCGAATGTAATTTGTTGGTCTTCCAGGACACACAAACATCATGACCTTATAGTATCCCTTCTTACACTTTTCACCAGGTTTCGCGCGATAGACCTTTCCAGGGTTATCGGACAGAACAGCTTTTGGAAGTCCAGTACAAGTTGTGTAATCATTTGGTTTGTTTGAAAGACCCGATCTATCACCTGGAATACTTTTCTGCCAGCGGTAAGCCTCATAATCACCCACGGCGTATGCATAACAATTATTATTACCCTTACCGGTGGCAGTCCCCCAACGACGGTTGGTGAACTTTCTTTCGGAACCACTGGTGGGGAGGTTCTTCATTTGTAATTGATACAGAAAAAAATATAGCTATTTAATAAAATGCAGGTCGTCGAACGCGTCGCCAAATCCGAAACCAAGTCTGATATGCTCACAGAGATTCTCCTCTTTATTCTCAATATTCTCATCGCGACCTTCGTACTCCGATTCGCGTGGAACAGATCCCTTGTTAAGCACATTAGCGCTCTCAAGCCAATTAACACCTTGCTTGACGCTTTCATTCTCGCCCTTTCATTGAGCATTATTAAAGCTTAAATATTCTTATAAAAATCCAATAATTCATTATTGATAAGCTGAAACATTCAACTTATGAGTAATTAGAGTATTTAGATTTCACGGTAACCCACAATCTTTTCGCCATCTGGGCTCACAAGGGTTGGGAAGGCTTCCATACCCGAACACCCACCTTTTTCACAATCTACAAATTTGTATGGTTTTCCTTTCTGCCGCATATAGTTCAACTGTTTCACAGTCCAGCCACATTCCTTGCTCCCGTACACAGTCCATTTTCCCCCGCTTGGAGCTGAACTTTTTGTCATACGGAAAAGAATAAAAATAGCAATGACAGCTAGGGCGATTTTTGTCAATTGTTTACGGCGCATTATTGTATATTATACATTACATATTTTTTATGAGTCTGCACATTTGGTCCTTGGTCAATTTTGGATCTAAATTGAACATCTTCGCCAAATCACCCTTTTTATAGAGACGACACTTCCGTCTGTCAATTTTGGTGTTACCATTCTTGTTGATTGATATCTTTGGTCTCTGTTTCGTGGCTACAGGAGCTGCATTTGGAGATTTAACCCTGGCAACACCGGGTCTTTTTAGTGGCATCTTCTTCTTTTCAGCATTCTTCTGGAGAACAGCCACGGCGCGGCGAATGGCACTTGACTGATTAGCACTCCCGCTACGCACGGGTGGCTGTGGAGGGCGGGGAGCGGCGACCGCTTTCTTTTTCTTTGATGGTAGAACCTTTTTGAGTATACGAACAACGGGGTTCTTCTTTGGTGCACTACTAAAGAATGGATGTTTTAAAATTGTTTCATAGGTTGGAAGATTGTGTTTCGCACCCAATACCAATCTGAAATTATCAACGTATTTGCCCCAACTGGACTCCGTCCACCGCTGTCCCTGCGCTCCTCGGTACTTTTCGGGTAATACATCACGTATGAATTCTTTTGCCTGTTTATAACCACCATACTTTGACAATTCGTAATACATTGAATTAAGAATGTAGTGTGCATCATACATTATGTGACTTTTACTACCAATACCATGAGACGAGGCGAGTTCCCCAGATGTTACGATCGGGTTTCTCACACCTTCCATGGTGGACATACCAAAATCTATGATTACTGGTTTAAATCCACCCTTCGTTTTAAGAATGAGTAAGTTGTTTGAGTGAAGATCGTGGTGTCTGAATTTTGGGTATTTTTTATGAATGTTGGCCAGGTTTTGTATCACTTGTTCAATGACCTTTTTAACAGCGACCTCCCTTGGTTTGGTCTTTAACCACCCCTGAAGGCTTTTACCGTCGATGTATTCGAAATAAAGAATATCGTCCGTGCGACACGATTTGAAATGATACATGCGTGGTGTGCCCATCCCTTTCAATTTTTCGGCAATACGATACTCCATCTTGGCGCTTTCTTCTGTCGTAACCTTAATCGCGACCTGTGTGGCACATTTATCATCGATACATCCATAGAAGACTGTACCATACTGACCCTCCCCTATGGCACGCAATCGCGTCGCCTTATTGATTAAGAGTGGTTTTTGTGTGACCCTAGTGAAAAAATGATTCTCGGGGTAACACGCCTTTGAGACACCATCCTTTTTTCCTCGTAGGATTTTCTTAACTTCTTCGCCAACCGCATTCTTCTGGGAATTGGTCTTGGCACTGTTAGCTATGTGGACAAGATCTGAGAGCTTCACCATACTTATTACAAACTAAGAAAAATTTCTATTGTACCATTCTAAAAGTGACGGTGGCCATTCTGCTTCATCTCCACACTGGGCACATAATTCTTCATGAATATCTTCTTTGGTATGATACCCCTTGATATATTCAAGGATATCTATATTTTGACTACCAATCGCACCAACTAAAGCCGCTAACGAATAAAGTTCCATAATTTCCTCAGACTTAACAAGTGTAAAGGCCGTCTGAACTGTATTCATGAAAACCTCAAACATATCGGCTGCGGTCTCGTGATGTTTGTGTGATGCAATCCAGAAAGTTATATAATCTTCATGTTCGATGGAACAGTCACTAAGTCTTAATTCAATTTCATACAGGATTTGATGTTCATTGACACGAAGCATATCGGGAATGCCATATTTGATCGCTTGCATAAGTTCCATTTTGTTTTGACTTACTTTTGCTATTACAAACCCCGACTTAGGTGACTATAAAATTATCATCGTGCCATTTTTGAATCACTGGGCAGTCAATGTCATAAAGTATGCGTTCCAATTCTACCTCATCTACATGAACCATCGCATGTTCGAGGAGTTTTATATTTTTACTCATCACAGCGCCAACCATCATTGATTTTCCCGACGCTCGCATGATTTCAGTCCAATGATAATGGGAATATTTGCCACAGGCGTTCTTAAAAATCTGGAACATAAGACACCCAGCGGTATGACCTGAACACTTCGCAACCCAATGAATTAGGTATGATTCCGGGTGTTCATATTCTTCTTCTATCTCAAATTCAACACAAGTGACGATATCGGGACTTCTCAACGAAAGACCATCATAATCTCTTTCGTTGATAAGTTTCGCGAGTTCCCGACGAATCCTTAAAAAATCCAGTCTGCGGTAAAGTTTACCAGAGGGTAGGTCGCGTAGGTGAAACATATCTATTTTTTTATGAGAAGTTTTTAATTACAATTATTCTTCATCTACTTCTTCTTCTTCTTCGATTTCAATATCTTCATCAACCTCGTCGGATCCTGGAAGGTCAAGACCCTGGAAGGCGAAAGAAGGAAGCCTGGTAGATTGCTCAAGAAGAGCCTGCTGGAGACGAATGGTTGCACCAAACTTGTTGTCGATAAACCAAATGGAGCTCACATCAACAATAGCCATAGCCTTTTGTCCCTTCTCAATGGTGTCCAGGGAGACGGCTTCCTTTTTCATATTGTAAGCCTCTGGAACAAACGAACCATCGGGCTTGGTAGCAATCTTAAGCTTGAGAGTAGATGGGTACGGTTCCTTACCCGGACGGACAACCGGCTTATACAGAGCCTCGCGCAAAACGGCCACATTGAACTCCTTTCCCAACCATTCCTTCGAGTTCTCAGCGACTGTATTGACAATGATGTCGTCAAGTTCCTTGAATTTTTCCTGAAGTTCCACCGCTTCGGCATTATCTGGATCAAAGCTGAGGTCCAGGGAATACGTGGTGCGTCCCGTGCCCTCGTCCGTAAACGCGCTAAGACCATATGGCGAGCGCATGAAGGGAAGTTGAATGTATAGTTTTTTGTTGTCTCCTCCGTTGAGATAGACGGTCTTTCCGCCATTCTTATTCTTACGAAGTTTTGAAAACCCAACCGAAGCTGGGGAGAATTCAGAGGATCGTTGGATAGCAAGTGACATTGTAGTGGGTGTTATATATTTACTAGGACCCTCGACTTTAAGTCAGTTTTTTTATCCACCTATGGTAAAAGATAATCATGGGCCTCTTTAAAGATTGTGGTTGTGGGTGCGATGGTCGAAAACAACAGGAGAAGCTTATCAATTCCATAATTTCGGGTCTCACCTTTTTCATAATTGCGAACCCAGAAACTTTCCGTCTCATGCGTCGTGTCCTCGGGCCACGAATTGCGACACCAACCGGGTGTCCGTCAACAACCGGTCTTTTATTGCATAGCGTTGTTTTCATTCTCATTGTTTGGGGTATGATGAATATTAAGAATGAAGCTCCCGCGATTCCGGAGGATGAAGATCAACAGGAAGACGAAGGACAATATATTATTAAACCAACGCGCATGGCCGACGTTGTACCAGAACCAGGTGCAGAGGAATCTAAATTTGTTGATACCGGTGTTAAACTTGGTTCAATGGATCTTAGCTCTATATAAGAACAAATGATCGATCAGTTGTTTGTTCAATTTTCGTAAAACTAATATTTTTAAGTTTTTTATGAATATTATTCACATGTTTATGGGTAATAATAAAGCAATTTTCGATAAACATTTGACCATTATATTCCACAATGAGAGGCCCGGGTCCGCCAACCACTGATTGTAGAATTGCGTGCTGGACAATTGAGTGCATGTATGTGTGCCTTGGTTGTAAGATATTTGCATCTTATCTTTATCTCGGTCTAAGTAAATGCTTGGTCTCGGTGTTTCACAGGGACTCAAATTAGAGCAGTTAAAAATCAATGGGAAAGAGCATGTACTTTTTAAAACGGGCGATGGCAAAATATCTGTGGTAGATGCCGTATGTCCTCATAGAGGTGCGAAGCTTTGTAAAGGAAGGGTGAAGGGTAATAACATCCAGTGCCCGTATCATGGTTGGGAATTTGATTCAGACGGAGAACTTGTCAAAGTTCCTTCAACGAATAACATTCTTTGTAAAGCTAATATAAATTCATACCCAACCGTGGAAGATGGTGGGTTTATTTGGTCATCCAAAAACAGGGATAATTTACCCACTAAATATTGCCCAGAGTTATATGATCCAAATTGGGTAAAAGTTTACGGTTCAAAAGAACTTCGGGGGACTGTTCTTGATTGGATTTTAAATGCCACTGATATTTCTCATATTAACTTTGTTCACAACTTTGCCGACGAGGACAATGGTATTATAACGAATACCAAAATTGACATGTTTGACAAGTATGTTGACTGTCGTGCCGTGGTACAACCTAAAGCATCTTCGATATTCACTAAACATATGCAACCAGAAAATGGTTCTGAAATACATAGTCGCTTTGTAGCACCTTATACAACAATCATTCGCATCAAACTTAAAGATCCGTACGAGTTTATTACATTTAGCACGCTTCTCCCCATGGACGATAAAACGACAAAGATGTCATGGTGCATGTTATATCCAAAAATACCAATACTTAACAATCCATTGGTCTATAAAAGATTTAACAATAAAATGTATGATACGGTATCTCAAGATGAAGCAATTGTAAAAGATGTCACACAGGTTCCGCTTAATATTAATGCTAAGTGTGATATCTTTCAGTTGAAAGCTTTGGAACTACTAAAAGTTTAGAAATCTTCGTCAAAACCAATTTCATCCGCATCATCGTCCAATTTTCCATAGTCCCCAACTCTCTTCTCAAAGAAATTAGTCTTCCCATCGAGGGAGATATTTTCCATAAAGTCGAATGGATTCTTTGAGTTCCAAATTGGTGGCGCCCCGATCTGTTTTAGTAGACGATCGGAGACATACTCAATATATTCAGACATCTTCTCAGAGTTCATACCGATGAGATTACATGGGAGAGCGTCTAGAATGAAACCCTTTTCAATCTCGACCGCCTCCTTCACGATGGCGTGGAGGATTTTATTGTTAGGTTTATTGCGTAAAGTCTTGAAAAGTTCCACAGCAAACTCTTGATGGAGACCTTCATCGCGGGAAATAAGCTCATTTGAGAAGCACAATCCCGGCATGAGACCCCTCTTCTTCAACCAAAAGATGGCACAGAATGAACCCGAGAAGAAAATACCCTCGACACAAGCAAACGCAAATAGGCGTTCAGCGAAAGAGTGAGATTTTACGTCAAACCATTTCATAGCCCAAGTAGCCTTCTTCTGAATACACGGCACAGTTTTGATTGCTTCAAATAACTGCTTTTTTTCGGCCGCATCCCTGATGTATTTGTCAATCATTTTTGAATATGTTTCACCATGAACCATTTCATTATGACACTGATATGCGTAGAATGAGCGAGCTTCACTTATCTGAACTTCATCGGCAAAGCTATTATTTATATTTTCAAACACAATTCCATCTGATCCAGCAAAAAAGGCTAGAATATATTTTATAAATTTCTTTTCATTTTCATTCAGGGTCTTCCAGTCGTCGAGGTCTTTAGAGAGATCTACTTCTTCCGCAGTCCAGTTGCTCATTTGAGCCTTCTTATAGAGGTCCCAGAGATGTGGATACTTCAGGGGAAAGACTGTAAATCTGCTTAGGGTAGGAAACAGAATGGGTTCATATTCTTGTTCAACCCACTCCTGGAATTCAAAGAAGTTTCCAATTCGACGTTCATCAATAAATATTTGAGGGTAGGAGTCAAGTCTACCACCACACAACTTCTTGAGTTCTTCCTTCTCGATCATAACTTTTTCATATTCAACACCTTCCGATTCACATAACGAGACGGTGTGGTCACAGTACTCGCAGCCCTCCTTCGAATAAATTGTGATTTTCATCTGTGTTATTATTGTTGATAATTTTTTGCCCGAAAACTCTAAGCATGATTGTGCCATCCGAAATAATTGAAAATGATATAATTAAACTACTTGTAAACGAAGACAACATAGAGGACGACTTCCTAGCTGTTGTGGGAATGAATACTGGCCTGACACTCGGAGTAAGATATCTAAACCCCACCGAGCTCATATATAAGTCGGCTTGTGTCTATAAACTTGATGACGGTGACATGAGTCCGGCTCCATATGAAAGTGTGATGGAACACCACCCAAGTGGAACAACCTTTGAGGATTTGGAATTCAAAATGATCGAGAATGGCCTGTATGCTAATATAAATGAAATTGACATCGAAGATTCTGATTCTGAAATCTACGATGGTGACGAGAGTGATTCAGAAATGGATGACTTTATCGTACCAGATAACGAGATTGACGGTGAAGTAATTCGTCCTCCTGACTATAAAGCCATAGACAAGGAGTGGAACGCATGGGAGCCAAAATCTCCAGGGGCGCGTAGTTTTAAAGAAACCGTTGATGCTATTGAAGCCATGGCCAAAGCGCGTGCAGACAACCTAAGTTTTGGTGCGTAATTACAAAATACAAAAAAGCTCGCCCCCAATTATACCAATATGCTGGCAGCTATCTGGTCTGATTTAGACCAATTATTACCCAAACCCAATGTTAACAAGCCAGTTAATACAAATTTTTGTCGTGAGTGCTCGGGGGTGAAAATCATTTCACCCGAAGGTCTCCCCACGTGTTCAGAATGTGGTCTCATTGAAGACAACTTTGTTGACGAGAAGCCCGAATGGACAAGTGGTATTACAGATGATGGACGCGTCAGTGATCCCTCGAGATGTGGTACTCCAAATGCAAACCCGGAACTCTTTTCGCAGAATTGGGGCAAGGGTACTGTTATTTCAACTCAACGCTCATCAACCTACGAAAACAAACGAATGGCAAAAATTAATTTCCATATGTCAATGAATCATAAGGATAGATCACTGTTCCATGCATACAGGGATATTGACGAAGCTTGTCATGCGCTCCCAGATGTGGTGCGCAAAGACGCAATGATGATGTATAGAAAGTTTAACGATGAAAAACTTACTCGCGGTGCAGTCCGTCTCGGTATCAAAGCAAATTGTGTACTTTACGCTTGTAGACTTGCTCAATTTCCACGAACAACCAAAGAAATCGCTGATATGTTTGGTATTCAGTCTAAAGATATTAGCCGGACAACACAAATATTTAAAGATACAGTTATGGGTATCACCGAAAAGAACTACGTGACGAAGGCCCACGACGTGATGCAAAGACTTCTCAACTCTTTTGACGTCACGAGAGAGCAACATCTCCGATGTAACAGGATGTGTACTAATACAGATGATTGTGTAGAGCTTATGAGTAAAACACCGACTAGTATTGCGTCTGCTATTATTCACATTGTACTTGGTTCGGAAGTAACAAAGGTACAGGTGTGCGAAAAATGTTCGGTCTCTGTACCGACACTAAATAAGATTGAGAATATCGTAAAAAAACACTTAGAGGCTAAAAGACTACTTTAATAAAGAATGGTGGTCAAATTGTTTTTGGCCACACCATGCTACGGTGGTTTATGTTTAGAAAAGTATGTAATGAGTATTATAAGGCTTCAGATTCTATTAATTAGGGAAGGTATCCAGTTATACATGGATACCACCGAAAATGAATCACTCGTCCACAGGGCTCGTAACGTCGCTGTGGGTCGGTTCATGCAGAAAAGTGATTGCGATTACTTCATGTTTATAGATGCTGATGTTCATTTTGATCCCGAAGCTGTTGTCCGCCTTATTAAGTCCGGTCATGATGTAAGTGTTGCGTGTTATCCCAAGAAGGTGGTTAACTGGGAACAAGCCGCATCCGCAGTGAAGGGGGGAGATGAACGTAATATGGCGATGTTGTCTTCAAGTCTTGTGATTAACTTTGGGGCGGCAAATAGACCCGTTAAGGATGGATTTATAGAGATACTGGATGGTCCCACTGGTTTTATGTGTATCAAGAGGGATGTTTTCAAACAGCTGGAGGAAAAATACCCAGAATTGTGGTGTAAAAATGATCATCAAAATAGAGACTTTGATGATTATCATGCAGCTTTTGATTGCATGATCGATCCGGGCAATCGTAGGTATTTGTCGGAAGACTACGCATTTTGCAGAAGATGGCAGCAGGTGGATGGTGGTAAAATATACGCAGATGTAAATACAACTCTCGGGCATGTAGGAAACTTACCATTTACGGGCTGTCTCAACGAAAGGCTTAAGGCTTAGACACTTTTAATTTATATTATGAACCTCGTTACTATAATTGTTACCCGTTCCAAAAGTTGTCACGTTAAAACGCTACATGCAATTCTACGCATGAACTTGAAATGTATACAAGAGCGAATTCACAATGAAATTGTTTTTGTTGATGATGACCCATATAAGAAATCCGATGTTATTCAGAAATATATACGAACGTGTGATCGAATATTTTTTGTTGATTTTGGTGTAGGTGTGGATCAGGAATCATTAAACCAGGTTTTTGAAAAACATGAAGGCATTGGTTGCCTTGTTTTTCCGGGTGTCAAGGAGGGTGTGGATTGGGGGTTGTTTAAGAGTAAAGTTTCCAGTGATACAAAAGAACCAGTTGAACAGATGGGTCTCCATTTTGACACAGAGGTTGGTAACGAAATTTCTAAAAACATCTACACCGTGAAAAGCAGTGAAGCCCGTGTGTGGCTGATAAATACAAAAAATGTTATAAAAAGTATCAAAGACAAAAAAAATGGAAATATAACAATTCATCCTAAAACATTAGAAAAGTTCAAAGAAAAGGGTGTGAAGATTTGTGCGTTTACAGCAGCTAAGTTAACAATGACATACACACATGAATGTATAAGTAACATCCTGAACGCGGCGGGAGTTAAAGCGAGTTAAAGTTTAAATTGTATTACAAAACATGTCCTTCGAAGAGCACGTGATAAATTATATACACAAGGTTTGGGGAAGTCGGGATTATTTCCCCGGGCCCCAACCAGTCTCTATTGAGTATCGTCACTTCCCCATTCTCAAAAGCAACGAGTATGTTGTTTGTGAGAAAACGGACGGCGAGCGACACATGCTTGTCGCCTTGACATATGAGGGTAAAAATAAATCTGTATTTGTAAACAGAGCCTTCAATATTACCCCGGTATCTATACGATTACCAGCATCTGCGTATAATGGAACCATTCTTGATGGTGAGTTGTATGATAATACGTTGTTTATATACGACGCCATCATCGTTAATGGTGAACCCGTGGGGCAACTCAATTTATATGGAAGACTTGAAGCGGCTAAAAAAATCACGAATTCTGTGATTAAAATGAAATTTGATAAACATCGATTGAAAATGAAGACGTTTCATCATATGCGCGATTATGACGAATTCATGTACAAGTACCTTCCTACCGTTCAACAGAATGTGGATGGTCTCGTTTTCACACCCATAAATGAACCAATGAGGATTGGTACGCACGAAACCATGTTCAAATGGAAACCCCGAGAGAAGAATACAGTTGATTTCTATATGAAGAGGGGTGAAAGTTTTAAAGGGGTTGGGCAAAAGGGAGAACCGGTTTGGAAACTATATGTCCAAGAAAAAAAGAAATTATTTTACGAGAGTGAATTTGAAGTAAGTAAAATGAATGAACCATGGTTTGAAGATGGTGCAATTGTCGAATGCATGTATATTACTTGGGAGGATGGACCATTGTGGTGGAAACCACAAAAGAGGCGCCGAGATAAGACACACCCAAATAATCGCCGAACATTCTATAATACCATCACAAATATCAAAGAAGATATTCAGATGAAGGAGTTTTTAGATTGTAGACCATCACGTAGTGACCACCCGATGTAAGAAGATTAATCTCATTTAAAAATTCATCGTTCGCGCTATACCATTTGTCTTCGCGTCTAACAAAGCTAACGTAATGACCATCCATTTCGTTACCTATGTGTGTAGCACTCGCGATTAAATTGTATTCATACTTGTCAATCAACAACTTTTCGATCACACTTATGTTAGTTTTTTTATCGAGGGAAATTATAAGAACTTGTGGAAGTTTTGAAAATAACATTCTGGTAGTCGCAACATTGTGTATTTTGCCATTCGTATCTTCAAAATTTTCAATCACATTCCAACCTGTGCTCTTGTTAAGCATTTCGCCCAAATTGTCGCCATTTGTTGATGTTATATGAATGCTAAAATCCTCACTTGTAGATGTTTTTCCCCCGGGCCACACGGTTTCTTGTGTTTTTTTACCATAAAACCAAGACTTTATAATGGGAGAGGATCTCACGAGAATATCTATAATACATAAAATTGCTTCTTGTGCATCTTGTGGATCCGCATTATCAAACCTTGGAAAGTGTTTGAAAAATTCGCGCATCAATGGTTTTAGATTTATACAACCCTTTTCTTCTGATACCCAATAAAACTTTACAAGTGTTTGATATAATTTTGTAAATTCACAATCACCTTTATAATTAGTTTTTAAAAAATAGTTTGAAAGAACTGGGATATGAAGAAGGCATTGTACCACACTATTGAAATAGCATGTATTTCCGAGGTTTAAAAAACCTCTCATTACAATTTATACATAAAAAACACTTAAGAAAATACCGCGTAATAAAAATGTAAAAACCATGCACGACATTAAGTCTATTGTTGATAAGATCTTCGCTGTGTTTGAATCTCACAAGGATGAAGAACATATTGAAATGGAACTCCGTCTCGGAAAACACAATGGAACGTTCTTCGATACAAATGTTGGTAAGGAGAATTTTGAAAGAGTTTTAGAAGGTCTCAGAAAGTATAACGCTTGGGAAAAAACGGAAACTACAGAATCCGATGTTTATTACAGTGATAACAATAATATTCGTCTGTCTGTTAAAAAGGATACCGGAGACGATGGTGTAATGGTTCAGAAGATTAACGTTTTGAAAGAAGACTTTACCGGAACACCAACTGATATGCGATTTAGTATTTCGAGAGAAATCCCCACTTGGGGTGAATACGAAATGGATAGAGTTCGTACCAAGACTCGTCATTCATTTGTGAGAAAGAATCTCACTATTGATATGACTATATCATCGGGTGATAATGCTGATATGGATTCCGAAGAACCGTGTTCATACCAAATTGAGTTTGAAATCGTCAAACCACAAGATGTCACATGTCGTGA